TGCTGGGCCAAGTAAACATTTCAAGACTGGGTTTTCTTTGTTATTAGCATCTGCTTTTCTAAAAAAGTATGAGGATGGTGTTGTTTTATTTTATGATTCAGAGTTTGGAACACCGCAATCATACTTTGAAACATTTGGTATCGATTTGGATTCAGTAATCCATACACCAATCACAGATGTTGAAGAACTAAAACATGATATTATGAAACAGATGAAGGATATTGAACGAGGGGATAAGGTTTTTATCCTTGTAGATTCAATTGGCAATCTTGCTTCAAAGAAAGAAGTTGAAGACGCTCTAGATGGTAAATCTGTTGCTGATATGACAAGAGCAAAACAATTAAAATCTTTGTTTCGTATGGTAACACCACATCTATCATTGAAAGATATTCCAATGGCAGTTGTCAATCATACTTATAAAGAAATTGGAATGTTTCCAAAAGATATCGTTGGTGGTGGTACAGGAAGTTATTATTCAGCAGACAATATTTGGATTCTTGGAAGACAACAAGATAAAGATGGTTCTGAGATAGCAGGTTATCATTTCATTATCAATATTGAAAAATCTCGTTATGTAAAAGAAAAGAGTAAAATTCCCATTACTATTTCTTGGGAAGGTGGTATTAATAAATGGTCAGGTTTGTTTGATGTTGCACTTGAAGGAGAATATATTGTAAAACCAAAGAATGGATGGTATGCTCTTGTAGATAGAGAAACTGGAGAAATTCAGGAACCTAATATGAGAGCAAAAGATATTGTGAATAATAAAGAACTTTGGATGAAAATGTTCAAAGAGACAGATTTTTCACAATATATTGAGAAGAAATATAAAGTTGGTTTTTCTAATATTATAGAGGAAGATGAAGTAGAATGAGCATAGAAAGAGTTATTTTTGATAACTTAATCTTTAATGAGACTTATGGAAGAAAAGTAATTCCTTTCCTCAAAGAAGAGTATTTCTCTGATAAAAATGAAAAGATTGTATTCAATCTAATTGATGACTATGTAAAAAACTATAATTCTTTTCCAACAAAAGAGGCACTATATATTGACCTTACGAATAAGGAAGGAATCAATGAAGATTCCTTTCAAACTTGTAAAGAAATAGTTGATAATATCAATAAGCGATATGACACAGATTTGGACTGGTTACTTAACCAAACAGAAAAGTTTTGTCAAGAGAAGTCTGTGTATAATGCTATAATGGAGAGTATTTCTATTTTGGATGATAAAACAGGTAAGAAAACAAAAGGTGCTATTCCAGATATTTTATCAAATGCACTTGCTGTTTCATTTGATTCACATATTGGTCACGACTTTATTGAAAACTACGAGGAACGGTTTGATTTCTATCATCGTAAAGAAGTTAGGGTTGAATTTGATTTAGATTATTTTAATGAAATCACTCGTGGTGGATTACCAAGGAAAACTTTGAACATTGCTCTAGCAGGAACTGGCGTTGGGAAAAGTTTATTTATGTGTCATTGTGCTTCTGCTAATCTGACTGCAGGATTAAATGTACTTTATATTACTATGGAAATGGCAGAAGAAAAGATTGCTGAAAGAATAGATGCTAATTTACTTGATATTTCTGTTGAAGATTTATCATCACTGTCAAAAAATTCATATGATAAAAAGATGAAACGACTAAAGGAAAAAACAAAGGGTAAGTTGATTATCAAAGAATATCCAACTGCTTGTGCAGGTTCTGGTAATTTTCGCCATCTTTTGAATGAACTTAAAATTAAGAAAAGTTTTGTGCCAGATATTATCTATATTGATTATCTTAATATTTGTTTATCCACAAGGTTGAAATCTAACTCTAATGCAAATTCTTATACTTTCATTAAAGCAATTGCTGAAGAACTACGAGGTCTAGCAGTGGAATACAATGTTCCTATTGTATCTGCAACTCAAACAACTAGAAGTGGATATTCAAATTCTGATTTAGGATTAGAAGATACTTCTGAAAGTTTTGGACTTCCAGCAACTGCAGATTTTATGTTTGCACTTATCTCAACAGAAGAGTTAGAGTCACTTAATCAGATTATGGTTAAACAACTTAAAAATAGATATTCCGACCCAAGTTCTAATCGTAGATTTGTTGTTGGTGTTGATAGAGATAAAATGCGTCTCTATAATGCAGAAGATAATGCACAAGAAGATATTGTTGATGGTCCATTATCACAAAAGAACTTTGATAATAGTCGTTTGAAGGAATTATTCAGTGAAGTATAAAATTGTAAGAAGAAATCGTAAGTACTGTATTCTAGAGATAGAAACAGATCAAATTATATGTTGTTTTGAGGAACAAGATGGTGCTAGAAAAAGTATGAATCATCTAAATTATGGTGGTGGTTTTGATGGTTGGACTCCAGAGTTTTTAACTTTAAAAGAGTTAAAGTATAAATATACTTAAAAACAATGGAGTATTAAATGCTTTCTTTTAAAGAATATTCTCAGTTAAATGAAAGTCCTGATGTTGCTGGTCATATCATTAATCATATAATCGAACATCCTAAACTGAAAGATTTTTCTGATAGAGTTAAAGTTCATAAAAGAGCAGCTAAGCATTGGTGGGAAGAACATGGTCCTGGTATTATAGATGGATATACTGAATCTGTCGCTGCTGATAGAGCGGCACCAGATGTTGGTGGTCCTGCCTTTGTTCATTCTGCTATAAATTCTGCTTTAGAAGGTCGTAAGTTACTTAAAAGCTATTTGGAACATGTAAAAGCTGCTGAAAAAGCACTATCTATAATACAAAATCCAAAAACCCAAGCAAAACAAAGAACATTAGGATTATCAAAATGAGTTATCTAGAAAAAGCAGCAGCATTTAATATCACAGAAGAACTTTTCCATCATTTAGAAAATGAAATTCCATTACACGAAAATCTATTTCGTGTTGGTTCTGAAAAGTACTACGAATTATTTCGTGAAGCAAGAAACCTATACTATGAAGGTTTGATTGACCTAGAAGGAACAGACAAATATTTGATTGAAGAAACAGATATTGGTGAGTTTGCTGAATATGAAGGTCAAATTGTTCCTCTTGATTGTCCTATGATTGAAGATGATGATGAAATAGAAGAAGAAAAGAAAGACCCACCAATTGGAAAGCCAATGAAAGGTGGACCAAAGAAATTTTATGTTTATGTAAGAACACCAGATGGTGGTGTAAAGAAAGTCACCTGGGGTGATACAACTGGATTAAAAGTAAGATTAAACAATCCAGAAGCACGGAAATCATTTGCTGCAAGACATCAGTGTTCAAAACAAAAAGATAGAACAAAAGCAGCTTACTGGGCTTGCCACACTCCTCGATACGCTCGTCAACTAGGACTTTCTGGTGGAGGGAACTTTTTTTGGGCAATACCATTTATGATAATGTTTATGCCTTATTTTGATAAATTTATTTTTTAAGTTCTATTGGTAACTAAATAGGTATATAGTTTAAAAAAAGGAGTTTACTATGCCATATACCTATTTAATAAAATTTAAACCTGAAAATAGATTTTATTATGGTGTTAGATTTGCTAAAAACTGTAATCCTGATGAATTTTGGGAAAAATATTTTACATCAAGTAGTGAAGTTCATAGACTAATAGAAGAATATGGTAAAGAATCTTTTGAATACCAAATTAGAAAGGTTTTTGATTGTCCTGAAAAAGCAATTAAATGGGAAAGTAAAGTATTAAAAAAAACTAAAGCTGCTTATAAGGAAAAATGGATAAATAAAACTGATAGTGCTGCTATCCCCTCTTTAAGAGGCAACAATAACCCAATGAGAAATAAAGAAAATAGAGAAAAGTGGTTGATGATAGTTAGAAGCGAAGAACATAGAAAAAAAATAAGCGAGTCCTTGAAAGGACATAAAAAATCAAATACAGAAAAATATAAAAAATCAAAAAATGAACAACATAAAAATAATATGAGTAAATCTGCTGAAAAACGTGAAAGAATTCTTTGCAGTAAATGTGAACAAGGCTACACCAAACAAAACTTTGAAAAACATTATAATTCTTGTAAAGGGATTAAACAAAAGCAATATAAAAAAGATATAGACGGTATAGTTAGACGACTTAAATAAAACTTTTTTTGGTAGCATAAGATGGCATATTACATAAGACTTAAAAATTAGGATAGAAGAATGTTAAGTTTTAAACAATTCATAAAAGAAGACACAGAACCACAAACAACTCCTTCCGAATGGGAAAATAAAACTCCACGTGGCATGGAAGAACATGATGAAGTCAATTTTCAGTTAAATGACCATAAAGAAGGAAATGTGCAATGGCATCCTGATGTTGTTCAAGCATTAGAACATCTTAAGACACCAGAAAATTTTGAAGCTGCACTTAACAAAGCAACTAAAGAAACAAGAACTGCAGAAGAATTCGAAAATAATATAGGAAATCATGAAGTGGGAAAATCTTTAAAACAATTATCTAAAGATTTGCATCCTGATAAATGGGAAAGAGCAAAAGAAGGCAACACACCGCCAGGAATTTTGTTAAGAGTTACTAATCACGAAACCGGTGAAACACAAGAACATGCACTAGCTGGTGCATCAAATATGGCAGTAGATGCTGCCAGGAACAAAGAACAAAAAACAGGACTAAACACTCCTGTTTTGGTTATTGATCATAGTATCAATAAAAATTAAGACAGGATATTGATAAAATTTTTTGGTAGGATAAAAGAATAAGTAAAATAGGAAACTAAAAATGTATCAACTAGACGAAAAAAGAAAACCTAAAAATAATGGTCATAATGGTAAGAAGCATAATTGTGCTTCTAAAGTGAAATCTGAAGAATATGGTATTGGAGAATGTATTAAAACTATGCACGCAGAACCAGATGAAAATGGTTATGTTGCTTGGTATGATGTTCTTTTTGAACACGGTATTGAAGAACAAGTTCCAACTGAATCTCTAGAAATTCTTGTTTCAGAATCACACACATAAGGATAAATTAAATGTTATTTTTACTACTAATGGCTATGGGATTTGAACCACAAGAACATCCACATTGGGCAAAAGAAGTATTTGCTAATGCAGAAGATGGTTATGTAGAACCAGTGAAAGTTAAGAAAATAAAAGTTAAAAGACATTATGTAAAAAGAAACTATACTGAAGATTGGAAAAAATCAGTATTTGAACCTCAAGACTAATGAATCCATACATAGATAATGATGATATAAGAACTTTCTCTAAGTCTGTTGATGAAATGGAATTAATTTGGCATCGTGATAAAGAAGATAGAAAAGTAACTGTTCTTGAAGGAAGAGACTGGAAACTACAAATGGATAATGAGTTACCAGTTTCTCTTGAAGTAGACAAAACATATTTCATACCAAAGTTGTTCTATCATAGAGTGTTAAAAGGAACAACAGACCTAAAGATTAGGATAGAAGAATGTTAAGTTTTAAGAATTTTTTAACAGAGATTATAAAAAACAAAATAGGTAAAGATGAAAAATTATCACACTCTACAATATTTGATCCGAAAGGTGAGCATGCTGGATATGAAAGAGAATCAGTAGAAACCAATACTGGCCACCACATTTACACAATGACAGATCCACAATCTGAAAATGGTGAACCTGGATATGTTCATCATATATGGGTTCATCCAAAAACTGGACACGTTGACTTTTCAGTTGAAGCTGAAACAATACCGCATC